AACGCCGAAAAACAGCTTCATCTTGAAGTGCTTCAATCACTTCATCCTCATCCCCTGCGTAAATGTAGAAACTGGCGTTCGTAATTGCGATTGGCCTGAACGTGCCTTCGCTTTCATACCAAACGCTTGCCTTAAAGATCGAGGCGTCTACCCAGAAGTCATGATGCCGCAGTTGCTTGCCTGCGATTATCGGAGGGTTTTTCCAGAGGTCTTCGTTTAATGTGGGATCGGATGTTTTCATGTTTGGATCGGTTAGGGTGCGTTAAACGCATCCATGAATTTCTTCTTCTTGTCTTCAGGGAGTCGTGGGTCGATAAACACTTCACGCACACCACGCTTTTTGTGGAACTGGCTTCCCAATGCACGAATGTTATCCCTGCATTTGGCTTGCGTAGTAACAAAGCACCGAATGTAGGCGTATGGGTGATCGGCGTGTTTTTTGTGCCATTCGTGATCATTCCAGAGACGTATAAAATCAGCCGTTCTGATTTTGCTTGGCCCATCGTTGGTCTTGAACTCAATGGTCATGTCTTCGAGGTGATATTTAACATGAAGCGATTTGCTTCCGTTGTCCTCGTTGGTTTCGTAACAAGAATAACCCATCGGCATCAGTCGCCCACCACAAGACAGAAAAGCCGCTACGAGTTGCGTATTTAACGATGACAGGGGATTTACGTTCTCCTCGTGCAGCGTAATAAAAGGTTTTTGTGGGATCATATAAACTGTATCGGCCTAGATTGGCCTAAAACCCTTAGTAAGCACTTGGCGCAACCGATCCAGATATTTTCCAAGAGTTGAAATCATCGTTTTTGTAGGTGACTTCATTGCTGGTAATGATGGTGCTTCCAGCGGAACCAACGTGTGATGGGTTTGCTGACGATTCCGTTCCCACATTGGTCGTAAGCGGGTCTCCGTAACCTTCTACCGTGAATTCTATGGTTGGATCTATGATCGCAGCCGCTCCAAAATTTGACCCATAGTCCATGATCACCTTTGTCTCTACTTTTTTAGTAACAGAAACTCGTGTGATAAGACCGGAGCCAAAGCTATTAACTCCAAGATTTGAATTTACGGCAGGCATTTGATTTGTTCTTTAGATTTTAGCCGTCGGATGACCAACTGGTATATTCAGCCGTCCACTTTGGATGATCGTCATTCGACTCGGAGATTTGCAGGCTTGTGCAAACAGCAACATTTGATCCGATGGTTCTGTTTTCAACGACCATGCTGAGGGCTGGGAATCCATACCCTGAAAGCGTTGTTTTGGTTGTAATCAGATTCAACGAGGTGAGCAGTTTCGTTACACCCGTTTCATCCTTGATGTCCTTTTTGGAAACAGTCCTTTCTTGAGAAGACTGATTTACAACGCACCCAGATGGGGTCGTTTGACCAAACAATTCAGTTACTCCAACTGCGGTAGCACTCATTATTGAAAAGAAGATTTGTCAACTTGATTGGATGCCCACCAAAACTGTCACCATTGTGTGATAAGCATTGTCTTGTGGCATGGATTGAGAGGATTGAAACTTGAACCCCGCCATCAGGGGTATTGATGAAAAAAAGCTGCCCGTATTGAGTATTCCTGAGATTGAGGCAACTAGGGCCGAATGATCTACCTGAGTAACTTGTGGAGCATAAGAAACCACTGAAAACACGGCATTTGCCTTCCACAAAGGCCCGACCACGTTCTGCACGTTCTCTAATCCAACAACAATAAAGCTGCCTTGATTGGGGATTGTTTCGTCGTTGATTTCCCCCACAACAGGAATTCCAACAAACTTCGCTTGTATAGCCTCGATAATGCTTTGCTGGATTTCTGGGATGTTCATTAGCGGTATCGGGTACAATCGAGTACGACAAACGGCATCGAGGGTTTGCGCTTTACTGAATTGATCATCAACTCCATTCCCTCGACCTCAACAAGGTTTTGGCGACGTGGATATTGAGCAATAATGCTATCGTACTCAGACTTTCTAACGGTTATCTCGATGGACTCCTGCATTTCTAGTCCACCCTTGACCAAAGTAGCCTTGCCAGTTTCGTCGTTTGGTATTGCGGAGATGGGATTACCGTTAAGATTTACAGTAACCGAAAAAGTTGCCAACTGCGCCTCAAGAGCAGAAGACATTGCGGTTAAAAAGATGGGGTTAGCCATATAAACAAAAAGGGTGAGGGCTTTTGGCCCCCACCCCTAATTGTTATGTCAACCCTTGGGATTAGGGATTGGCAACGATGAGCAGACCTGCGGTCTCGTCAACGATCTTCTCGTCAGAGTTCTGACGAACACGAACCATGTCGCTGCGGCGATCCTCGTCACGATAGGTCTCGGTAACGAAGAGATCAGGAGCGTCGGCGTTCCAGACCGTGATGCGGCCTGCACCACCTGCGTTGAACTCGCCACCAGCAACCTTTCCGAGCCACACGAAGTCGGAAGACCAGATGTAGTTCAGGTTCGGGCTGGACTGACCAGCATTCGAGGAATCGTACTTGGCATCTGCGACCAGAACCTGCTCAAGGCCAAAAGCCCCTGCAATGTCCTGAGCCTGAACGATGCGCTGGAGACCCGAAGGCAGATTACCAAAGAGGTAAGTCTGGAGCTTGGGTGAGCGACGGAGCAGGTTAAACACGCCACGGTTCAGAACCAGTGTGTTAGGAATCTGTCCAACTCCGGTGAGATAGTCGATTGCGGTAAGGATGTCCTCAGCGAAATCAATCGTGGAGAGATTTCCAGCGGTGTATCCAACGGCTGCATTCTGCGTGGTGAACGTGGATGAGTTGAACACGGTGCTGGCAACACGCATTTCCTGACCAATCATGATGTTGCGAAGCAGGAGCTTGGCAGCAGTCACGTTGGCATCGAAGAAACGGCTCATGTCGGTTGCGTAGGCATCGTCGATACGCTCAACGAGACCACGATCCTGACAAGCGTAGGTGTCCTGCTCGACCGCACGGCTTACCTCGTTGTAGCTGCCATCGCTGGCGCGCTCGGAGGAGTCCTCACGGAGAAGGCCACCCTTGGCAATCTTGATCTTGGGGTAGATGCCTGCCTTGGTCGGAACCTGAAGAGGAGGAAGCACCTTCTGTCCGATAAGAAGGTTCTCGGTGTCGGCAGCCTGCAACACATAAGTGTTGATGTCGTGCCTGATTGTTGCGCCTGTGCTGTTATACATGGAAGTGTTCTCCTAGTAGTTGGTTGATTGGTTACTCAGCGGGGGTCTGGATAAGAACCTCGATGATGTCTCCGGCGGCAGTGGCTGCGGTAAGCGCACGACCGATGGCCGTGTTGCTCGAAACCGAAGTTCCACTGACTGCACCACTGGCATCAGGATAGACAAGGCCAGCGACAGAAACGGCTCCGGAGGCAACCATTTCAAAAGTGCCAGGAGCAGAAATGAGTTGAACGGTTCCATAAACGGGTGCGCCCGCTGCGGAAGCCTGAAGATCATCGGTGACAACACCGATAAATTCTCCGTTGTTATGGTCAGCGGGGGAGATGCTGCCATTCGATGCAAGCTGAACCCGCTGCCCACGGGTAAGTGCCGTGGAACCAACGAGGAAGCTACGATAGCCAGTTGTGTTTTTCATTGATTGAGTTTGTTGGTTGGTTGGGATCAGGCTTTGATTGCACCGATGCGAACAAGGTAAGCCTTGTGTTCGTCAGTGTGATTCTTCACGGCAAAGGAGGTTGCCTCGCTCTTGGACTTGAACTTTCCTTCCTTCACAAGGGATTCAACGATCTCCTCGAAAGTGGCAGGAGTCTTCTCGCCTTCGGCAGCGGCAGAAGAATCAGATCCAGTCATGGAAGGGTTCTTAGAGACTTGGCCTGCTCCGGTCTTAACGAGTTCCGAAAGAGCCTCGATCTTGGTGGTCAGTTCAGAAAAGTGCTTCTTCTGGGCTTCAGACATTTCGCCCTCGTTCACTTCATCGTCATCCTCCTCGTCCTTGTCGTCCTGATTTTCATCCTCTTCCTTGGACTTGTCGTCCTTCTTGCCCTCCTTGAGAGCAGTCTTGAGGGAAGTGTTTTCCTCTTCAAGCGAGGTGATGCGGGTCGTAAGTTCTTCCTGTTTAGCGGAGAACTCGGTTTTCATGGCCTCGATGGCCTCTTGGAGTTTCTTGATTTCGTTCATACTGATTTTTTGGTTGTCAACTTTGATGGTGTGAGCGGGGAGTGAAAATAGTCCGGTATCGTTGGCTGCTGGGTCTGCCACGATGTCTGCCGACCTGATTCTTTCGCAACGGGCAAACAAATCTTTGCCGTCGAAAAACGGCTTGTTCATAAAGTTGATCGAAAGACCAAACGTGTCTGGAGCAGTTGCTGCAAGTTCCAAGATGTAATCCCTGCTTGGGTGGTTCTTCAGTAGATGAAGATCGCCGATTGCCTTGCTTGCGTCATCGGAGAGACGGACGTTCTTAATTACTCCAACAATGTCCCCAGCACCACCTTCGTGGTTGAGTTTGACCTTCACCCCGTTTTTGAATGCACCACAAGTAGTGATGACCTGATCCAGCGTAGTGGAGTCAATCTTTTGACCATGACCACGGGCTTCCCCAAGTTTGATAAGGCTTACTCCACGGAGGATGCCATTTTCAGGGTCGATCTGACCGTCAAATTCAGCAAATAGGGCAAGGTTTTCGTCCATGCCCTTGCTAAGATTGTCAACCTACACAAAATACGAACTGTTTTCGATGTCCTTACCAGCAATAGGTGCGGTCTGTGCGTTTTTAAGTTTGTCGATCAACCCGTCGATGCCCGTTGCAATTGCTTCTGTAGACTTCGTATCAAGCCTTGGGTTTCCAACTCCCCTGAACACAAAGAATCTTGCCCCTGCAATGGATTGAAGTTTTCCGGAGGCATCTCGACGTGCATGAAGAGCGTCAACGGCAATTGTAATCAGATTCCGTTTCAGCCTTGCGGCTTCCATGTGCTTCACGTTCCGACTTGCCGTCTTTGATGTGATTTTCAGCTTGCGATTGCTTCGTACCCCCTGAAGACCGACGGTTTTTACCTCGATGCAGACATCACGGGTTTTTCCATCTGTCATCGGGATTGTAGCGTGAATATCTGAAGGGTTGTACGTCTTCCCGTACTTTTCATCCCCCATGCGATACGCTTGTCCGGTAACGTGCGCCTCTATCCCGTTCAAAGATAGATATTCAGCGATTTTATGCTCCCAGTCGCTAGCCTCTACGTTCGATTTATATGTCGGAGGACGAGCGTTCTTTTTTGCGGCCTCTACTTTGGCTGGGTCTTTTTTTTTTACTTCTTGCAGCTTCTTCTCTTCTGGCTGGGATGACTTGGTGGGCTGCTTCCCGTTTTGCTCTTCATCCGGAAGGATGTTGGGATTGCGTTGTGAGAGTCGATCAACCGGAAGGTTGAGACGGTCGGCAATGTTTTGAAGTAGCTCTTGCTCACGACCAATCTGCTCGAACTCCTCTTCCCAATCCTTGTTTTGCTCTGCGTAGATGTCGGCAGCGGTGCGGAGTCCAATGCGGAACTCGTTGATTGCTGCATCACTATCCCTGCCAATGTCGGCAGTAGGCCATGCTGGGAACTGCCATTTACCCGATCTCCATGAAGATACAGCAGGAATTATTCCCTGTGAAATACCCCATGCAAGATAGAGGTCTTTTACCTTGTTCAGGAACTTTTCGCACATGAGGTTTTGGTAACGCTCACACACACGATTGGCCTTTTGGCTATCCATGCGGCCTGCGTTTCCCCCAAGAGCGGAATTGTCCACAAAGAATCCGTAGGGTGCGCCGATGGCATGGCATACATCCCGTTGAAGGGTTGAAATAAAGCCGCTGAACGCCGATGAGGGACGTTGAGACATGAACGACTGAATGTTTTCACCTTCTTTAAGGTAGTTCAGTCTTCCGAAAGTAAGCTCTTCAATGGCCTTGCCGTCTTCGGAGTATCCCTGCTTTGTCTCCCACTCATCAGGCTCGCCCTCTTCACGGGTAATAACTCCCGTTTGAGCAGATGCCCACTTAACTGCAAACTTCTCGTACTGCATGATGTCGTAAATGTCTCTTGCAGTGTCGATTGCAGCATCAAGTGCCGTTACTCCCCTCATTTGATCAATGCGAGAAGGATCAAAAACGTGAAAGAATCGGTTTGCCTCAATTTCAACGGGTTCGATGTAAAGCCCTTCACGGGTTCGGTAATACACACGATACAGCAGCGGGGCTCCGGTATTCGGGTCTCTTGTAATTCCCCCAATGTAGACTTCTGAGTGTGGGGCTTCTAATGGGCGACCAATACAATCAGATTCAACAAGTTGAAGCATCGGGCCTTCTGGAGTCCAACGTACAACAACTCCAATATCTCCATCTCGCAGCATCCCCTTGAATACAAGGTTGGCAAGGGTGGTAAGATTGTGGCGACGGGTAACATCGCAGTTTTCAAATGCGTAGTTCAGGTAATCTGAGTATTGCCGATCAACATTCTTATCTCCGGTTCTGGGCTGATACCGCAATGAACCAAACGAATATAGTGCCAGATTGTTGATTAACCCCTTGACCAGTGGGAAGTTATAGCACAATGCACGGGCTTCCCAAATAAGTTGAATGCGGTCTCTTTGATTGATTCCTGCTTCCGATGAAGAATTGCCTGTAGTAGGAACCAATGCCCTATCGCGCCCCCCTTTGGCAGCATTGTATGAAAACTGAGTAAGTGCCAGTGCCTCACGGGCTTTAATGCGCTTGATTCCAGCGGACGGATCGACAAACCCGACGAGTCGGTCGATAAAGTTTGGTTTTGTTTTTGGGATCATGTTTTAGAAATAGCGACCCGACCAATTGCGTCGGCTTCCTCCGAACGATGCAAGGGTTGTGCGTGTTCCCCTTTTGCCGTTTGTGCGCTCAAACTGGGCCTGCAAGGCTCCATCTAGCTTCTTGGCAATAAAGTCGATGTCCTTTTGTGCCGTACTTCCTCCACTTCCTACAGAGATGTAGGGGTCTTGGAGTTGCGTCTTGAGAGTAGCTATCTCGGCAGCCAGTTCTGCGTCGGTGTAACGACGGTAGATCCGGAGGAAGTTTGCTTCTTGAGCCATACTAATTTTCGGAAGTGTCAGTTTCGGTTGAAATAGCAGAAACTGTGTCAGTTGGGCTTGCGTCTTCAGGCAGTGACGGCATTGAGGTGACTTTGGTGATTAAAGCGCAGATAAGGTTCATGCACTCCAAGTCAAATGCGTGGTTATCCTTTCTGACTCTAACCCATTCGTAAGAAACGACCCCTTTAGCGGATACTAATTGCTCCCTGCTTTCTGCCGTGATCTGGTCGAGGTATTGCTGGGATGCAGATTCTGGTATTTCCCAAGGCGCAGCCAACCCCTTCATATACATTGCAAGGGTGTCCTTGGTTAGGTGGTTTGCCCAAATGAACAGCTTCACGGGCTTCATTTTGCCCTGCATGGACGTTCCTATTGCTGGATCGGCACTGCTAGATGTCCAGCATTTGCGTACACCGTTGTGTGAGAAGTAGGTGGCTCGATCTCCCTTGAAAGCCTTCCATCGGTATCCGGATTTAACGATCTCGGAATAGACCATCGTAGCGTTGTATCCTGAGTCGATTGCAACGTCGTCGTCATTGACCCGTAGGTCTTTTTGAATTTGCCTGAGTTCGTCGAAATTCCACACCTTGCCAAAATCAACCAATCGACTAGCACCACCTTTGGCCCATGCCCTGCACAAGTACCAGATATGGTCTTTTTGCACGTCCACGGTAAGGAATCGTTTGTATTCAGCTGACCAATGCTCCCGTAACTCGTAGGTGGCTTTGCGTTCGGAAACCCACGACCAATCCCTGATGTCCTTCATGGTATCAGCCCAAGGCTGACCTAGTGATTCATTTACAAAGGACTTGAGCTTCTCGTGATCCTTCCAAGTAAGTGACTTGTTTGCCTCTAAAAACTCTTCAACAAGATCACGCCACCGCACCCAAGGGGGAACAAGGGCATTCCAAGTAAAGGAAACACGGTTTTTCGGGGCGTTGGGATTGTGCGGAATCCATTTCCCTGAAATTGCCAATTCACGTCGCACTTGCGGCTTGTCATAGATTCGATGACCACACTTAGGGCATTCACACCTGATTGTTTCAGCCACGTTATCCATGATCCATGCCCCGTCCGGTCTTGTGAATGGGGTGTCGTCCCATTTGATTGTCTCCCACGACAAAACAAAATAATGAGAGCAATCCGGACACGAAACGTAGTAATGCCTTTGATCCCCAGCCAAGAAAGCCATGTGAACAGCATCACTCTCCATGTCTGGGGTTGATATGATGACTCGACGGGCATTCCAAAACGATCTGGTGCGCTTTAGTGCCATTTCCAAAGCACCTGCTGGATAGTTTCTTACCTCATCCAAAAACAACCATCGGATTGGCTTGGATTGAAGTTTGGATGGGCTATTCGACCCATTCACAACAAGCGGCATGGACGTAAAGTCGATTTCTAGTCCACGAATTGAACTCCGGTTGTTCGGCATCAGGTCGGCAACTGGCTTGCATTCACGCAGGGTTGGCATCAGTCGTGTCTGGCAAAATGTTTTTGCTTCATCCTGTGCTGCCATAACCCACATTGCAGGGGCTGGATCTTCTGCAATTGCCCATGCGAGCAGGATCATAATGGTTTGTGTCTTGGCACTCTGGGCTGAACACATCACGGAAATGTCGTTGATGCGGTTATCCGCAAAAACCTCCATCAGTTCTTTTGTCCACGGTGCAGTATCTGAGCGGTACTTGCCCGGAAAAGGAGATGTTTTGTCGATCTGGATATGCTCTTCAGCCCATGCCCAAGGAGGTCTTTGGTCTATTGGCTTCCATGCTGCCCGTGCTGCCTTCTCAACGATGTTCATTCGTCATCCTCAGTTGACCATTCACCAGTGTGTAGATGCTTGAGAGCATCTTCGATTGCGTTTTTAAGTCGTTGCTCAATCTCTGCTATCGGGAGACCTGCTAGCTGAGGTGCTAGACTGCTTGGGACTTGTGCCAATATCTTGCGGCTTGCTCCAACCATTCGCCGCACCATGATTTCCACGTCTTCGTTTGCCGTGTAATACCCCTTTGATATTTGGAAATCGAACTCGATCTTTTCACAGATTGTCCGGAGTCGGCGCAATTCAAGCCTCTCCCGTTCCGTGTCGGTGTCGTCATCATCAAGTGCCAGTTTTCTTCCCGTTCTTTCTGCCCAGTCTCTCCATTCTAGCACTGACCATGATCCGTTTGAACGTGCGGAAGGACTACCCTCAACTTTCACCCATCGGTTAATGGTTCTCCTGTCGATGCCAAGTTGATCAGCTAATTCTGTTTTGTTCTTTGCGTAGACAACGGCCCCTCCACCATTCTGACCTTCATAGTATCTGGCAAGCGTTGCCTCTTCGTGGGAGGTAAGGGTTTTTCCGTCTCCAACTTTCTTGATGAGGTTGCGAATGTTCTTTTGTTGAATCATCCGCAAGGGATCTGACTGACGTGCTTTTAGTTGAGCATCAGTTACTTCTTCATGGACTTCATCACCGTCATCGTCGATATTGTTCATGTCGGCTTAAACCTCAACTCACACACACACTTGAAAGCGATCTCATTAAAATACCTCTATGCCTTCTCCGTAGTAATTGGAGAGAAGGATATTGAAAACCGTACTTGGCAGACTCCGTATCGTGGCAAGCTGCTCATCCATGCTAGTTCATCACGGGTGAAATCCGGTGTCATAGAGTCGTTAAATGAAGAGAACTCTGACGGGTCTTATGGCCCAATCATTCCACCTCAGCCACCACGAGGGGCGATTCTTGGAATGGTAGAGCTTGTAGACATTGTTACGGAATCAGACTCCGAGTGGTTCACTGGGCATGGGTTCGGCTGGGTTCTGCGTGACCCCATCCGCTTCAACTCCCCCATCCCCTTCGACGGGAAGTTGGGCCTCTTCGAGGTTCCTAATTCGATCCTGAAGGGAGCGTATTAGTTTTACCACAGTCGATCCATCGACGTATCGGTTGTCTTCAACCTCAATCATCTCCGTAAACTCTGCACGGTCTTCGTACCGTGCGAACACAAGCACGTTGTAGAAGTCTACGTCGTCTTTGTTGGCTCCAGATGCCAATAGGTCTTCGTAGGCTTGCTTCACGGCATCCAAGTCGTGAGCAACCGTGGTCAGGGTTTCGTTTCGTGCGTGTTGATCGTCACCCAAAAGTTTCATCACTTCTGCCACGTCGAATCCGGTAGACTCAAGATCAAGCCCCTCAGAGTTTAGGACTGATTTCAGTTGGTCGTAATCCCAATCTCCAGTTACTAGCGTGTTGTTCAGGAGGACGTTGATTTCCTTTTCCCGTGTTTCATCCACGTCCACAACAGCAACCGTGAGGGTATAGTTGATCGTTCCCTCAAGTGCATCGAGTTGTGAAAGGCGTTGATGCCCACCAACGACATTTCCTGTCTGCCTATTCCAGACGATTGGCTGGACAAGCCCGACCTTGCCTAGACTTTGTTTCAGCCTTCT